TACTTATGATTTTGTAATTAATTCATATGGTCAATATGTATGTGGGGCTTGTGCCGATTATATGGAGTAATGTATGGTAGGAATGTTATATGTAAGATACACGCAATATAGCAATATGTTTAATAATAAAACTATTTATGAGGAGGAACTAATGGTAAAAAATATGAAACTAATAGTTAAATACATACTTCTTGTACCAATCACACTTTTAGAATGGATTGTATGGCCTATAGCTAAGATACATGCAGGACTAACTGCAGTTTCTAATTGGCTAAAAAGAATCGGTACATAATGGATATGTTTGTATTTATATTGATGAATGTATTGTTTTTTTATATTATTTAAGGGGAACGAGATATGACAAAAAAAGTAGGAGATGAAAAAGAAATTAAAAAATCTTCAGACGAAAAATATATACAGTACTTTCTAAGTACAAATCCTAAATACAAACCTATTATAAACTCATTTGATCTTGGAGACGAAAATAAAGCTTTACCACAAGCAACGAGAAATAGAAATAAAGTTAAATGGATTAAAAAAAATATAGAAGATATAGAATGGAACAAGAAAAGAGAAGGAATGGCTACTCCAGAAGGTCTTCCACCTGCTTCAGAAAGTCTATTACCAAGACAAAATAAAGGTGGTCTATCTAAAAAGCCTAAGTTTATGAAGGGCGGTTCTTATAAAGGTAAGTCCCATATGTATGCCGCTGGTGGTATGGTTAAAGAATTAAAAATATAAGGAGTACGTAATATGCCTACAGTACATTGGCCCTATACAAAAAAGGGAGAACAAAATGCAAGAGACGCAGCAAAAGAATATGGCGGTAAATATATGAGTGATAAAAATAGTAAAAATGGTAAAGGAGGTGGTGCTTCCATTATGATTGCTGTAGGAACACCAAAGCCAAAGAGAAAATCCCCTGCTAGGAGAACTCGTAAAAAGGGGTAATTAAATGGCCCGTAAAAAGAAAGCCAAAAAGAAAGAAGAAACTAAAAAAACTCCATACGATCCATTAGCTAACTGTAGCGAACAGCCTTTTGACGAACATCGTCCTTATTTAAAAGAAGCTCATGATATAGGACATTTAATCTGGCTTTTAAACAATGGTAAACTTAGTCTTCCGTACCACGAACATAAACAGGAAGCATTAAATTTTAATTTACCATTTGACAGCATTGAGAAAAGCTATTATAATACAAGTCCAAATCTTGTAATACTGGATGATTTCTTAAATGAAGAAGCATTGCAAAAACTTCGTAGTTACTGTCTTGAGTTTCCTTTTTGGAATACTATTTATGGCAGGGGCTATCTAGGAGCATTTAGGGAAAATAACTTTCATCCACAGGTTCTAACTACATTAGCTACAGAACTTATGGAAAATCTACCTAACATCTTTAACAATGCCAATAAAAGACATCTTAGTCAAATGTGGGCATTTAAGTACGAATCAAAATGTCCCGGTATAGATGTACATGCAGACTTTGCTGCTATTAATACTAACTTTTGGATTACCCCTACAAAATGTAATGCTCATTATGATGAAAAAAGAAAGATAGGTAAATCAGGGGGTATGTGGATTTGGGATGTAGGTGCTCCACCAGATTGGGATTTTAGTAAATACAATGGTGACGATAAAACTGAAGTAATTAAATATTTAAAAGATAATAACGCTAAAGCTATTTATGTACCGTATAAATATAATAGATGTGTACTATTTGATTCTAATTTGTTTCATAAGACGGCAGATGTAAATTTTCATCCCGGTTTTGAAAATAAGAGAATTAATGTAACTATGTTATTTGGTAATAGAGAAAATACAGGAGTGGAGCCGGAAGATATGCTAGAAGTAAAAAAGCTTAAAGAAACATTTACAAAGCCTCTTACTAATGTTAAATAGTGAGGAATATGTATAATGGGCGATATTGAAAGAAAGAACGAGATTGATATCGTTCAGATTCGTGGAGAGATAAGGCTTTTAGCAGAAAAAATAGATGTTATAAAAACAAACGATCTTCGTCATATTCAAAAGTCCGTAGATGGTATAAATAAAATTTTATGGGCGGTAAGTTTTCTCATTCTTGCTCAATTAGCTATGGGAATTAAAACAGCTATTTTTGGATAAAGTAATGTTATTAGCAAGTGTATCTTTTAAGTGGTCAGAACTTGAATGTAAGTGTGGTTGTAAAACTATATATGTAGAAGATGAAGCAATTGATAAACTACAAAAATTAAGAAATATATTACAAAGACCAATGATTATTAACAGTGCGGCAAGGTGTCCTTTACATAATGTAAGAGTAGGGGGTTCTCCTAAAAGTCAACATAGATCAACCAAACAAAGTCCTTCTACAGCATTTGATATTTCTTTAAAAGGATTAAATAAAGAAGAACTAATTAAAGCAGCTAAATTTGCAGGTTTTAAAGGATTAGGTGTAAATTATAATAGCTTTGTACATGTAGATAATCGTAAATATTTTGCAACATGGTAAGGAGATTTAAATGTTCGATATTATTGCATCTGTATTAACAGGTGGTGCTACAGGTATTATAGGAAGTTTAATTGGTACTGTAGGACGATTTTTTGAAAAGAAACAACAGTTAACAGAAATGACGTTGCAGTTTGATCAGGAATACAAATTGCAAGAGTTACAGATTTCTTCACGTAGAGAAGAGGCAGAAAGTGAAAGAGCTATTGCAGAACTACAAGCTGAATCAGAAATAAAGACAGCTTCATATGCACATGATGCTTCTTATGGAATAACTACATTAACAATAGCGGCAATACTACGCTTTGTTCGTCCTGTGCTTACTTTCTTACTTCTTGCTTTTACTGTATATATCTTTTGGGAAGTTAGTGAGAATCCCAGTATTGTTCATGAATTGTCAAATCAAATCATGTTCTTGACGACAACTGCCGTAGCTTGGTGGTTTGGAGATAGAAGTCTACGCAAATGAGGGAATTAACCACAAGACAAAATACCTTTCTTCAAGTTTTATTTGATGAGGCTGGAGGAGATTATATAAAAGCTAAAGTACTTGCTGGTTATAGTGAAACTTCAAGTACTTCTGAGATTGTGCGTTCATTGAAGGATGAAATTCTTGAATTAACAAGAGAATATCTTGCTGTAAATGCACCAAGAGCAGCCAATGCTTTAATAGCTGTATTGGAACATCCTGCTGAATTAGGTAATCAACATAGATTAAATGCGGCAAAAGAGATGTTAGATCGTATTGGTATACAAAAAACAGATAAGGTAGAAGTGTCTGCTCCGCAAGGAATCATGCTTCTTCCTCCAAAAAATCATGTCGTACAGTAAAGGAGATTACTCAAAATACCATAGCAGTAAGCGTATGAAAAATGAACGTGTCATACGAAATAGAAATAGACGAGTAGCTGCACGTAAAGGTTTGGTAACAAAAGGGGATGGTACACATATTGACCATAAAGATGGTAATCCAAGAAACAATCGTGTAAGTAACCTAAGAAAAATTCCAGCAAGAAGAAACAGAAAAAAACAATAATGTACGATGCCGGATATTTTAAATTACCTGATCCTGTAGGACTTCAGGAAGATAATGAGTGGTTAAGTATACCACGAATAAGTAGGACTATTCCATTTGGTTATGAGGTATATGAAGAAGATAAAGACGTACTTATACCTATTGTAGAGGAATTGGAAGCTCTGGAATTAGCAAAAGACTATTTGACAGAGTATTCTTATAGAGATGTAGCAAGGTGGTTAAGTGACAGAACAGGACGACAAATCTCTCATATCGGACTTAGAAAACGGGTCCAAACAGAAAAGAAAAGGAAAAGTAAGGCAGCTACATATAAAGCATGGGCTAAAAAATATGAAGTCGCCCTCAAAAAATTTAAAGAGCTTGAGGAGAAGCGTACAGGCGCGAAAGAAAACACAAGAAAAGAAAGAGAAGAACAACCTATTGCCTAAAGCTGAAGTAAAAAAGCAAGAAGATTTATCCCTAAAAGAAAAATATAATATATTATTCGAGCCTAATAAGGGACCACAAACAGATTTTTTAGCTGCTTCAGAACGGGAAGTATTATATGGTGGTGCAGCAGGTGGAGGAAAAAGCTATGCAATGTTGGCTGATCCTCTTAGGAATTTAAGTCATCCTCAATTCTCTGGTCTACTTTTACGTAGAACGACAGAAGAATTAAGGGAATTGGTTTGGAAATCACAAGAGCTTTATCCAAAGATTATTTCTGGCATTAAGTGGTCAGAAAGAAAGATGCAGTGGACCTCCCCTTCAGGCGGAAGATTGTGGCTGTCATATCTAGATAGAGATGATGATGTACTCCGTTATCAAGGGTTATCTTTTTGCTGGATAGGTTTTGATGAGCTTACGCAATGGCCCACACCATTTGCGTGGGATTATTTAAGATCAAGATTGAGGTCTACTGCGACCGATCTTCCAGTATACATGAGAGCTACAACAAATCCCGGTGGTGCAGGACATGTCTGGGTAAAAAAATACTTTATAGACCCTGAATCGCCCGGCTCGTCTTTTTCGGCTACTGATGAGAATGGAAAAGTTTTGGTATTTCCTCAAGGTCATACTAAAGAAGGCGAGTCTCTTTTCAGTAGGAAGTTTATTCCTGCAAGACTATTTGATAATCCTTACTTAGCTACCAGTGGTGACTATGAAACAATGTTGTTATCGCTACCGGAAAATCAACGTAAAAGATTATTAGATGGTAACTGGGATGTAGCAGAAGGTGCTGCATTTCCTGAATTTGATAGAAAGGTACATGTAGTTGAGCCATTTGACATACCAAAAAATTGGTCTAAGTTTAGAGCCTGTGATTATGGTTACAGTTCTTACAGTGCTGTTCTATGGTTTGCAGTTGCTCCAGATGGTCAA